TAAAATTAGGTCAAATCGATTTAAAAATGTGCAAGGATTACGACCTTATTCAAGCGATGGATTATGACTTTAAGACGAAGGAAGTAATGAATAAAGGAAGAGGATTTGCAGTAACTGTTGTCAAAATACAGGGGCTAACTTTCTTGATTCCATTTAGAAGTTACATTCCTAAAAAGTATCAGTTGAAGTATAAGCTTAGAAATTCGGCAAAAGAAGGATATGTTGAGGGATTAGATATTGGTAAAACATTGATTTTAGAAGATAAAAGTTATTTACTGAACACAACTTTCCGCCTTCGGAAAATCGAAGATTATTATAAAGTAATGGACAATGATAAGGCTATAATTAATAAGTTGGTAAAATCTATTATAGACTATAACCATGCTTTAGAAATAAATGATAGAAATAAACTCGAAGATCCTAAACGTTTTAAATTCTCAACATTTCAGAATTATTCTACTAGGTTAAAAGTAATCACAGAAAAAGACTATTTAGAATAAATGATGTTTCCGCAGGTCGTTTGGCTTGCGGTTTTCTATTTTGCAAAAACACGCATTTTGAACGATTAGAAACCAAAATCTCAATCTTATTGTTCAAAAAAGCGTTTTCTTGAAGAATAGAAAGGAAGAAACGTGGCGCATTATTGTCAAAAACGGTGTTTTTGTTAAAATCAATATTTTTGCTGAAGTTTTTTGAAATCTAAATAGGAATTTGTGGTATAATGCAAGTAGATTTTAATACAGGTTCAAGCCGTGATTTTAGCCAATTTTTTAAAAAGAATACACAAAAGGATACAACAAACCGCTCAGGTCCTATTTTAATAAGGTTTTTGAGACTCCCACCGGCTCCATTATTCCTTTGCATTATTTTGCATTCCTTGGTAAAACGTTGTTAAATCAACGTTTTTTATTATGTGACTATTAGTCTGTCTCGCTCCGTTAGGTGCGAGACAAATAAACCACCCGCTATGCGGGTGCGCGTCGAAGGTTATACCCAAAAAACGCCAAACGCGATACAATAAAGGTGTTCAAGCCAATTGTAAAGCGAAAGGAGAAAAATATGGCACAAAAGGCACATAGTTTATCACACACAAAGTGGATG